TTCTTCTGAAGTGTTGGCAATAGTTTGCTTCTTCCACTTTGCATTTCTTCCAGGAACTTCAGACCAATGAACCTCAGTTGCAACATATTCATTTCTACTCCGTTCGGCATCATGCCACATACGGTAGAAATGATTCATGCCATGTGGCGTTGAGACGATGATGACTTTTGTGCTTTTACCAGAAGTAATAGTAGGATAAACAGATGCAAAGAACGAGTCTGCAATATGGTTTGGAACGAAAGCGAACTCGTCGAGGAAGATGATATTAAACGACATGCCTCTGACAGCACTCGCAGATGTAGAAGCTGCCAGTATCTTACTGCCATTTTCCAACTCCATGCTGCCTTTATTATATACTAGGATACCTTGCTGCATCCATTTTGGCAAGTTCTCATATGCAGTCTGTAACCTACCAAGAAGTTCTCTTGCAGTTGCTGCTTTGTTTGCCAGGATACCGATATTTACGTTGTCATTGAAGACGGCATAATGCAAAAGAAAAGACACACAAGTAGTAGACTTACCAGTTTGTCGTGGCATCTTACAGATATTAAATCTGTTGTTGTGAAAGTTTCTGATTAATTTTTTCTGAAACTTATACATATCAAAAGGTACAAGACCTTCGTCCAGAGAAACAATCTTTACATAGTTTTCAGCAAAATAAACAGGATCTTGTTTGCATTTGATAAATTCACTAATCTGCTCTTTAGTAAATTCGTGAGGGGTATTTGCTTTTTTAAGGTTTGGGTTACCAAGATAAATGTTGTCAGACATAAAAAATTACCTTTGTTCAATCCAGTTCAGTACTGCAAGTGCTTTTTTGTTGGTGTTGGGAGATGCACAAGCAAGAGTATAAGTATCACTGATTGTACCAATACCAGATCTTCCAAGTTGTATTGCTGCTTTATCATCAATATCAACCAGAGATGCACCACCAGCAATCGTAAATCCTGAAAGAAGTGCTTGTCCTCCAGTGACTGCCGTTGCTGTAGTATCATATTGCATGAAGGAGTTTGGATCTGGATGATCTTCCCAATTTGCACCAGTCAAAGTTGCATTCTCAAAAAGTCTCCAATAGACATTCGTGTTATCGTTCGTTACTGCCTGTAGAGATCTCAGTAACATAACTGCCTCAAGTTCATCTGCTTTAAGACGCAAACTCACAATTGGATAGAAAGTGTTTGCGGAAGACATCGTTGTCCCTGTAATGGGATTTGAGACACTCAACAAAGTACCAAGTTTTTCTGGTTCACCTTCTTGGAGCAGAGAGTTAGAGCCCTGATAAAGATAATGAGTTCCAGCAACACCAGTTACATTCTCAATCTCCATACGAATTGGAAGGAATGGAGTTCTACACCAAACTAAATCATTGACATTTGAGTTCACAAATTTATGACTAGGAATAGTCTCACCTGCCATTAACCAATTAAATGTTACATTACCTGCACCATACCATTCATAGTTAATGGAAATCATCTGATGTTTTGTTGCATCAGCAGTTACACCAGTGTATCCATTACCATCAAACTTTTCACCATTCCAGTTGTCTCTGGTTACTCTTCTTTCTGTAGTGATACCAGATGCACTGCTGCGAATTACATAAGAATATGTGCCACCATCATCCTCAAAGAAAGCACCATCAGTATCATTAAACAATCCGAATCTTCTACGAATACCGACTTGTGGTGTATCTAGACGAATTCCAAATGCGAGAGTTGCTGGTCTACCAGGAATGTATCTCATTACCTGTTTGGTTTGCCTGATAACCTTACTACCAGCAGTAGATCCAACTTCCATAACCACATTACTGGAAGCAGGATTATGAGTAGCAGTTGCAACACCAACTAAACTCTCATCCCAAACATCAGTCTCCTTACTATACTGGAAAGTATTGAAGAAAACTGTTTGGAAAGGAGCAACCTTTAGTCTATTATTGTCAGAAAACTGAGGTCTCCAGTCAGTCTGGTTTCCCCAGTGATCTGCGATATTATAAACCTCAAAGAGACTTCTCTCCTGGTTTAAAAAATCTTGTTCAACTTTATTCCACTGTGCCATAAAATTATACCCACTCTAATTTGCCAGGATGATACCTCTTTACATCTGCAATTTTAACTTCTGGTTTTGGTTCAACTGGATAAATTCGTTGAACGATCGCCCCAGGATATTCTCCTTGAAATTGCTCTGCTAGTTCTTGTGTTGTTGGAAGTCTCAAGGATTCTTTTCTTTCGATTTTCATTCTATAAATGCTTCCCATCCAAACTACATCAGCAATATATTGATTTTGTTCATCAACCTTTTGTTGAACTGGATCTCCTCCTACATTGAGAGTTCCATTAAAGTCACCATGAATAGTGACACTTTCTGTCATAAATTGTTTGAAGTTTTTCATTAGTTACAGTTCCAAGCTCTAAGTGATTTGTTGATTCTGCTATCGGGATCTCTTGCTGTCTTAGCAGAAGTCAATTTCTTTTTCATTCCTTTCATTCGAGCGCAGAAGGATGCCCTCCTGGGATTTCCAACCTTCTTGCTTGGTGGCTTAAGGTCAGATCCTGGATTTTCCTTTTCATAAGATCTGCGTCCTTTTTCGTTGAGTCCACCTTTTTTGTTTTTTCCTGATTTTTTTGTCCATGCTGCGCCTTCGGCATGGAGAACCGGTTGACCTGGTTCATAGTCTGTTACCCTGTAACTTTGCAGTTTTGCGCCAGGATATACTTTATTAATCTGATCTTGAACATCAGATTTTTTTGGAACAGAAACTTGAGGGAAGAACATCTTTAATGAAAAATACTTTCCCCTAAAGTTAAAATATGTATCAACAAGATTACCAGTTCTTGCAGGCAATCTTACTGCCTCGGTCATCTTATCAATATCATATGTTTCATAGTCAATAGGATTGACTGTTGGTTTGAGGGGTTCTGGTTTTACAATATCTTGAATTACAGCATAAGTCTCCCCATATGCATCTGTAATCTCAACATCTTCTTTCTTGGTTTTCTTAACACAGTTTGGATATCTCTTTCCAAACATAGTCTTCATACCCTTCTTCTCATAACCTTTCCAACATGCTTCACCAATTTCTGCTTCTTCTTTCTTTGTGCTGTTGCCCCAATTAGAAGCACCTTTCTTACGACATTTAACCAGTGCTCCTGACGCATATGCACTTGGCCAAACTTTATAACGTGACTTGACTTTGTGATAGCAAGCGTCTTTCTCTCCCGCTGCTTCTTCGATGTCAAGTTCGTCACCGACTTCTACATTGTTTTCTGCGAACCATCCACGATTTACTTCTAATGCACACAGAACCTCTCCATCAGAGGCAACTGAACTTTCATCAAATGGTTCTAATTTTTTAATACTTTCTATAATACCTTCCTCTGTAATAAAAGCAATATCAAGAGGAATTTTTGTCTCTCTCATATGGAAAGACTGTTCTGCAACTTCATCAAAAATGAAAAGCATACCACTGTTTATATCAAGACTTTCACGGAACATGAGTCCCAAATTAAAGTCTCTGATTTCAGTAGGAACTTCAACTTGAAGTGGTAAGGTTATATATTCTTCAGTCTTCACGTTAATTGCCTTCCCTGATCTATTTGGATTTGGATCTTTTGAATTCTTTCTACGAAACGCTGCTTGTTCTTCATCTTTAGAGAGATTGCGTTTCATTTTACTAGAACCACACTTTGGTTTTGTGGTTTGTCCTGGTTGCTTGGCACAGGGTTTACCTGAGTATTTGCCTCCTAATTGAACCCATCCAGGTTTGCCATCACTAGACTTACTCTTGCCAAACCAGTCACGCAGAGAAGAATCTCCACTTTTATTTGCTTCAAGATAATAACTATTACCCTCAGTAATTCCAGAATCATCTGCAGCTGACTTAATCTCATTGTCAGTAGCATCATCTACAGAATATTTTTCCCACATCTTAGGACCAAAACCACATTGTGATTTTGTTTCTTTCTTTTTACAAAGTCGGCAATATTTTTCCATTTTGCAAAAAAGAGACTTAAATATTTAGGTAAACTTATCCGTCAAGTGCTACAGTAAGACCAAGAGTCATACCAGGCAACTGCTGCCAAGAAGTTCCGTTATAAAATTCTAATTTAGTTGAAGTAGAATTATATACTACTGACCCAGCATCAAAAGACCCAGCATCTCTTTGTGCGGTTGTAAAGGTGGGGATGTTCATACGAGCATCAGTACCACTAGAAACCATATTTGCAATTTGTCTAGTTTTGCTCATGAGATGTTTTTAACTATTTAGAAATTAATATCCATTTCAAAAATTTTATCAGATCCTGCTCCTAAGAAATGAAGTTTATATCCATCGGGTGTATTAACAACACGAACCTCAGTAGGATCTGCTTCAAATGATGATGTATCTATTGCTGCTACAAATGTCAATGTGCTAGTAACATCAAAGGGAGTTGAGAGTGTAAAATGTCCAATTGTATCAGTAGAATTTCCACAAGTAAATATACCTTTTCCATCAGGAGTAAAGTCAAAACCTTTTAATTGTGGATCTGATGAAGTAAGAGATGATGATACCCCATCATAAACCATCGCAGTTGAACCTCTACCTAAAACATATGGTACGGCAAGACTCCACTGATATATCGTATCATCAGTTCCATCCAAAACATAACACTTTGTTCCATCAGGATTAAACCTAAATGATACTGGAAAGTCGCTGCCACGAGTTACCAAATCTATACAACCATCAGAAAAACTTGATAACTCGTATGGAGTTGTTAACGGAATTGATACTGCTTTATCATATGAGGAAGAAAATCTATCCAGAAATGTAATTGTAGTTCCATCACCATTAAATCTACAACCACTTGGAGTAGCAATGTAATTTGTTAAATAAGCGGATCCAATGGGAGTCTGGGCCCACTGGGTTGGTGATAAATCAATTGATTCGTAGTTTGAAATTGTTGATGAATCAAATCCTGTGCTTAGGTTATATGCTTTGACTGCATCCGTATCATAATCAATAACTACCAACTTTGTTCCTGTGGGATTGAAATCAAAGTGTGATGGATTAGCTAATCCTAATGCTGTTCCCGAAACATAGGTTACTGTTGACGATAAATCAAATCCAGTGCTTAAAGTCCATTCGTGAATTTTGTCACTACCATTGCCAATAACAAACATTTGTGTTCCATCAGCATTAAATCCTACATCATAGGGATTGGTCTCATATGATGTAGTAGTGAAATTTGTTCCCTCAGTTATTGTTCCACTCGTAACATCATATGCATTTGACACACTATACTCAACAACTGCATCTGTACCATAGTTAACTACAAAAAATTTGGTTCCATCATTATTCCACCGGAAACTATATGAAGTTGTAAGACCATCTCCACCAAGACTATACGCACCATCATATGAGACTGTTGCGACAGCATATGCAGTTGATAATGTAAATTGTTGAATATTGTTATCACCAAATCCAATTAAATAAAACTTCGTGCCATCATTATTAAATTCAAATCCTCTTACACTTGCATCCGCACTACCTATACCGAAAATATTATCTAATCTTTTGTTTATTTGTTCATATCCAGGAACCAACCGATTCGCCAGATTATCGTTTGCATTGGTTGTTAACGTCCACGGAGTTCCCATTGTGAACTGGTTTATACTATCAACAGTAGTTCCACCAAAATAAAGGTATCTTCCATTTGGAGATACTTCTATACACCAAGTAGAGGTATCGTAAGGTAAACAGGTAAAGGTAGCTTGCGTGCTTGATCCTGATGTATTAAAAGGAGAGGTACACTCAATGTGTTTAATATAATCACCACTGTATGCGAGATACAAATGAAGTCCATCTGGTGACCAAGCAAATGAATATGGATCAGTTAATCCAGTGGTGTATAAGTTTGTTTGCTCCGATCCCACTTTCTTCAATCCTGCTTGGGATATAGCAGCAATTCTTACATTATCAACACTGTCATACATTCCAGAAGATCTTGATTCAAAATTCCCTCCTGTAATAAGACCTCTTGCTTTTGACATTATGAAATATCCTCATACCCAATAACAAGTTCAAGATCACTTGCTGCTGATGCAACTGCACGAATAGAGTCACCTTCTTCTAAGTAAAAATATGTATCCTTTGCACACAAAATTTGAGTTGCTTTTGCTGGAACAGAAATTACCTTCGCAATATATCTATCTGTTGAACCGTCGTAAATACTGACACTAATATCAGCAGAATTTGTGCCATCAACATTTGCACAAAGAATACTATTAATTTTTAATACCTTACCACTAGAAGAAGCATTGCTCAATGCAGCAGCAATAGATGCAGTCACAGCATATCTTGCAGTCTTTCCAGTAATTGTTGTTGGACTTTTTAAGTTTGGTGCAGCCATGTTTTTATCTCCCTGTTATATTTAGAATATCATTCCCATGATTACTGGATCTGGTCCTGAACCTCCACCTCCAGAAGCAGAAATTGTAGTTCCACTAATACTTAAATTAGTACCTACAGTAAGATAAGTCAACTTGCCTTCAGAATCATCCCAAAATACTATTTTATCTGCACCAGCATCATCAGCACTAATTGCTCCAGAAGATACGGATAGAATATCAGCAGCATTAGATGTAATACTAACAGTATCTCCTCCTCCTCCTCCAGAGATAGCAACTTCGCTAATACCAGTTATTCTACCATTAGCATCTACTACAATCTGAGCAACATTAGATGCATCACCATAAGTTGCAGCAGAAGCACCAGTCAATCCCGTTAAATTTGCTGCAGAACCAGTGAATGATGTTGCAGTTACAACACCAGTGACATTAATACCACCTGTTCCGGTTATAAACTTACTATTAAGATCTAAGTTTCCACCTAACTGTGGAGTAGTGTCTTCTACTACATTTTTAAGGAATGTGCTTGCTAACTTACCATCGGCAATAGAACCAGCAAGTTGGTCATTAGTTATGGTTCCGGTTAAAGATGATGTTGGATAGTTAGTAGCATCAGAAAGATTAAATGCCGGTGTCGCATCAGTGTCACCTAAGTTAAGTGTTACACCACCAATAGCAATACTAGAGTTTGTTAGTGCTCCATTAGGAATTGAAGTTAATGATGCACCAGAACCAGAGAAAGTAGTGGCAGTTACAACACCCGATGAATTGATGTGCCTAACAGACGTAATATCATCAAAATCTGTTTCGATGTTACCAACGGCAAACTTAGTGCCTGCCGACATTGATGTTGTTCCAACACCAAATGCATAGTTTGTCAACCAAGCATCAGTAGCAAGTCCAGTAAAAGCACCAGACTCAAACCACATAATCTTTTTATATGTGATCGGGAGAGTTTCACCGGCACCAATAAGATTTACTAGAGGAGTTCCTTCTGTTGATGCAATAGCAATACCACCATGACTTGCTGTAGTGTCATTTGAAACATCATTGCCATTAGAATCAGTTCTAAATCCAAGGATAAGATCTGCGTCACTAATCTTTAAAGTTTCCGCAAATATTGTTGCAGAAGTGCCTCCAATTGTTATATTCCCAGTAACATTTAAATTGCGATTAACTTGTAAATCAGTTGCAACAGTAACTGTTGTTCCCGGAAGTGTTGGGTTATTTGGAATCGAAATTACAGGTGTTGAACCTTCTCCTGTCCCACTACTTACTGTTATTTGATTTCCGGTTCCACTAATGGACTCAACATAATCACCAGTAGTGTCACCACCAAGAGCAACACTATTAGGTTGGATTGTTGCCGCTAAAGATACATTACCAGTACCATCAAAACTAATCTGAGAAGCAACAACATCTCCGGTTAATTCAAATGTTCTTGCGGTTGCTAATGATGTTGCCGTATCCGCATTACCAGTTACATTACCAACAAAAGAAGTAGCAGTTACGACACCAGTAACATTGACTCCACCTGTTCCGGTTATAAACTTACCATTAATATCTAAATTACCACCAAGTTGTGGTGTTGTATCACCTACAATTTCTGTAGTAATACCCGTTAAAGAAGTGAATGGATAATCAGTAGCATCACTTAAGTCAAATGCCGGTGTCGCATCAGTGTCACCTAAGTTAAGTGTTACACCACCAATAGTAATACTAGAGTTTGCTAATCCAGAGTTAGGAATTGAAGTTAATGATGCACCAGAACCACTAAAAGTGGTAGCAGTAACAATACCCGTAAAAGATGCTCCTATACCATTGATGATATTTCTACCGTCATCAATGACTGTTATGCCCTGAACCTTAATAGCCATCTACCGTCCTCGTATACACTGGGTAGTTTTAGTATAGGTATTTAGTTAATTATTCGAATTTGGAAATTTTTTCACTTAAAGCATCAATTTGCTTTTGCTGTTCTTTGACAGTTTCAATCAAAAGTCCTATAAGTCCATTATAATTAACCGTTTTTGTATTCTGACCAGTAACAAGTTCGGGGAGAACTTTTTCTACTTCTTGAGCAATAACACCCGCAGATGCTTTGTTACTATCTTTCCATTCAAAGTTCACACCACGAATACTAAGAACTTTCGATAATGGGTTTTCAATTGTTTTTATATTATCCTTTAAATTTTGATCAGATGTTGTATTAAAATCTGTTGCCTTAACAGATCCAATGACATCAAGAGATTCCGTTGGTGTTGCGGAATTTATACCAACACGATTATTTGAGTCGTCATAAAAAAGTTGTGTCGCACCACCAAAAGCACCTCCATTGTTATATTGTATCTGTCCATCAGAACCACCAGGACTTCCACCACCTCCTCCGGAGATAGTGACTTCACTAATACCAGTTATTCTGCCATTAGCATCTACTACAATTTGAGCTACATTAGATGCATCACCATAAGTTGCGGCAGAGGCACCGGTCAAATTCGTTAAATTTGCTCCAGAACCAGTGAATGATGTTGCAGTTACAACACCAGAAACATTAATACCACCTGTGCCAGTTATAAACTTAC